TAAATCAGCTGCACTTGAACCATCAACATTGGCACAAACAATTCTGTTAATTTTTAATAATTTTTCTGCATCTACAGTTAACAAAGTTGCAGTTAACGTGTTAGATAAATTCCAACCAGCGTTACCACCGTAGATACTTGTTACACTTACTATATTTGGATTTGCCATATTTTAATTCCTTTTTGTTTTTTACCCGAAAACCATTGACATTGCAATAGCTTTTCCTACCGTTGATATTTCACTTCCATTATACTGTACAGCTCCTGAGCCTTTAGGTACTAAATTAATTCCTATATTAGTGTCTCCTCCAGAAGCCGTAAAACTGGGGTTATTTCCCGCAGCAGCATTGGCATAAGTAAGCTGATTAATAGCTGATCCTGTTGCTGTCAACAGAAATAATTCATTTCCACTAGTATCTAAAATGGATGTACCAATTTTAGGTGCTGTTAAAGTTTTGTTTGTTAAAGTTTGTGTTCCAGCTAATGTTACATCTCCAGCAGGTAAAGTGTATATATCTGGATTAGTTCCATCATTTGCTGTAGCAAATAAAATTGCATCGCCTTTATTTGTTGCTGTAAAAGTAAATGAATCCCCTGAACCAGATACATATTTAAATTGTACAGTGTAAGCACCTGATGTTGAATTTCTTACATAATACATTTTTTCTACATCTAACGGAATTGTTACAACTCTAGCTCCAGTAATTGAACCCGTAAGTTCAATCATTTGGTGTTGAGCTGTTCCAGTAGTATTTCCATCAACGATTGTTAAAGCTGTTGGTGTTCCTGAATCAGTTACAGCTTGTGAGTTAAAACCACCTGTTAACTGTTCAAATAAAGATAAATTAGTATTTGTTTTTGTTCCCCAAGTACCAGCATTTTCGCCGGTTACCATTAATTCTATACCGAGATCTGTGTATGTTGATGCCATAATTTTTCTCTCCTAAGCCGCGTGTGTTACATCTGTATACGATGTATTTCCAGTTACGTCAACATCATTATAACTTGTATTGCCATCAATATCAACATTTGCATATCCTAATGGGGCGACATTTCCAACAGCAGAAACGGCTTCTATTCCAGTCAATCCCATAACATCCGCAGGACTAATCGATCCTACAGCTGAAGTCATTGATTGTCCAGATAAAGTATAGGCAACTTCAGTTATAACAGCGCCTACTGAAGATGTTAAAGTTGCTGGTGCTGTTAAATTAACTAGTACTGTTTGAGTTATAGTAAGATCACCAACACCTGCAGTTGCAGAAACCCCTGTTAAGCCCATTACATCAGCTGGTGCAATAGCACCTACCGAAGCTGTTGCAGATTGACCTGTTAATCCAACAGCCATTTCTGTTGGTGTAATTGATCCTACGGAACTAGTTGCTCCCAAACCTGAAATTTGTTCGGGAATATCTAATTGAGTCGGGCATGAAGCTGTTGCTGAAACACCTGTTAACCCTACTACATCTGCAGGTGTAATTGCTCCGACAGAAGCTGTTGCTTCTTGACCTGTTGGAACTTCAGTTGCTTCTAAAACATCACCCCAACCATTTTCGCCCCAGTCTAAAGTACCCCAACCAGGATATCTTACAACTGTAGCGTCTCCTACTGACGCAGTAACAGAAAGTCCAGAAAGCGTTAAAGTAAAACCACTTTCTCCCCAGTCTTCTGTTCCCCAGGTATCTGATCCCCAACCTAGTTCATTAAATGCAACTACATCTAAAATATCTCCACCTGTATTCCAATAACCTTGGCCATATTGAGAAGAGGTTCCCCATGTAGTTGGATTAGCAATGGCCTGTTGGCCTGCTGGTATGACGGTTAAGTCGGCCATAAGGATTTACTCCTTAGGCTATACGAATTATAGCTGTAGTAGCTGCTGCTGCTGGAAATTGAATTGTGAAAGTTCCAGAAGAAACAGTTTTGTCTCCTCCGAATGCTACCGCACAAGCTGCTGGATCACCAGAAGCTGAATCATTATAGATTAAACATGCATTAGCTGTAAAAGTTGAAGAAGTCCATGATATATCATCAAAGTCACAACAAGCTGTTGTTGAGTCTAAAGCTGGTGTAACACTTGTTAAAGCTTTTCCGCCAGCAGTATAACCTGTTCCACTCATTTCATTCATACCTGTTGCAGCATAAGCAGTTGTACCTGCTCCTAATGTTGCTGAACTTGTAAATAAAGCTATTTTAAAAGTATTACCTGTTGAAGCAGTAAAATTGTGAACTGCTTTTAAAACTTCAGTTTTAAAACTATTGCAAATTGCTGATGTGTTAGCCATAAAATTTTCTCCTTATTATGGAGACGGTGAGTTAACTTTTATTCTAACTGTTCCGTCAGTATAATCGTCTCGTCTTCGTCTTCCAAGTTGCATTCCTGCGAACTGTTGTATAGCATTTTTATACTTTTGTTCGTACAATGTCAACATCTCAATCGGACCTTTTAAAAATCCATAAGCTTCCACTAGGCAGGCATATAGTAGCCCTTGTGGGAAATAAGTACTTAAATAAGTATTGTTATTATAACCAGTCGCAGATCCAAGACCATTAGGCATTTTGTTATAATAGACCCTAAATTTGTAATTAGCGTCAGGTGTAGGAGCTATATACATACCTCCAGACGAAGTATCTGTAGTATTGTCAGCACCTCCAAACATAGCGTAATATTTAGGAAATCCTGTTACAGAATTAGTAGTATCTGTAGGAGATTGAATAGTTCCTTCAGGACCATATTTTCTATCTACAAATTCTGATAAATAAGTTTGGTCTTTTTTCTCTAACCATTTTCCATTGCCTTCAGTATTAGCTGTAGATTCAAAGACTTCAAATCCTCTTATAAAAAGACATCCCGCAGGTGCATTAATAGTATTATCGTTTGCAGCTAATGTACCTTCTTGAACAAATCTGTCAGAGTCCATAGGAAGTTCTTGATAAATTCTAAACTCGGCAGCCATTATAAATCCATCAATAATTGTCTGTGTAAAGACATCAGAACCGACTTCAGTATAATCTCTTATCGCTGTAGTTAATGTACTATAATCGTATTTTTTAACTCCTGACATTATAAACTCTCTATGTTAAGAGGACTAATAACACAATTAAATCCTCCTCCTGTTGCAGTGCCTGTTGCAGCACTAGGTAATGTTAATGTAAAACTATTATAATCTGTTACCGTTGTGTTAGCATCGTTAACATAACTTGTTCCTACTAAAGAAGCAACTTTAAATGACCCGTAGACCGTGGCTCCGGAATCATGAGAACCGGCAGTTGTAGACGGCGGCGTATATCCTCTGTAGATAGAAGATGTACCTCGAGTACACCCTGTTAAATCATTAGATGATCTTCCAGTATATTGAATAACTTCATTTTGATATGTACCAACTTTTAAAGGGTCGGTTGTATCTGATGAAGTTAAAAGTTTTATAATCATAATAAATCCAGAAGTTGGAAAATTAGATCCATCAGTTAATGTTATTGTAGTCGCACTACTTGTAATATCCCCATTTAAAGTTGTCTGTAATTGAAACTCATCAACTGTTACTCCAGCGACAGCTTCTTTAACTGCAGTAAATCTTAAAACATCATTTACCTGTAATGATCCTTCAGGAAACGAAACTGTTAAAGTTGTGGTTCCGGCAGTAGTAAAAGGATTAAATGGTAAAAAATCTTGTGTTCCAAATTCTGTTCTCGCTGGTCTTGCTCTTTGTAAAGCTTGGGGATCAGCACTTGTAGGTTTTGGATCTAGTTGTGGAGATTTAGGTTCATATTCAGAACGATGAACCCATGCACCTGTCCATTCTCTAACCATTTCATTATATGGAAATGCCATACCTGACCTATCAGATATTGATAAAGCAAATTTACCTTGTGAAAAAGTAGTCATTAACTAATCCCCGGATAATATATTTTAGGAGAAATATAAGTAGAATTAGAAGAACCATCTTCATCCTCTGCTCTTAATAGTTCATCCTCATATAAAAGTTTTAATTCTTGTACTCTTTGTGGCGCATATTTAACTGCTAAATAAAATGCTAGACCTGCAATCATACAAGGTACAAATCTGTAAGGAACGTCGGTTGCATTTGTATAAGCACCAACATCATCTATTCTTTTTGTATAATAAAAATTAATATAGTTTCCATCTTGAGCTGCGCCTGGAGTTAAATATAAAGTCATTGTAACTTTATCTACGAATCTCTGCACCCAATATTGAGTAGGTAAACCTGTAGCAGTTTTATTTGAAAATCCTTGATACTGTGATCTACTAATTTTTGTCATTGGAGTATCAACAGAAGTCGATTTTACTCTATAATCTGCTTCTTGAATATCTGTCATTCCATTTGGAAATTGTAAAACCGCATCATCTGTACTATGAGTAGCGGCCGTGCTTCCATTAACACCTCTTACACAACCTGTTAAATTTAGACTAGAGATTGCTGCGTAAGTAATTTGTTCTGTTCCAATTGTAATTATACCACCTGTTGTCGGCATACCTGTAACTGAAGCTACTCCAATTGTAGCAACACTTGCATTTATTCCTGCCGATAATGTAGTTGAAATTCCACTAGACGTACCATCAGCTGGTGATCTATAAAAAGTATAGACAGCTTGGTCCTCTACTAATGCAATATTTTGATTTTTTACTTCCCAAAATTGAAGTCCTCTATTACCCCATTCAGAAAATAAAATGTTTAATGATCTTCTAGCAGTCTTAAGCTGGTGTCCAGCCGTGCCTTGCATCCCAATACGTTCGTATGCATCTTCTATAATTTCGTCTATGCCTAGGTTCTTATCGAAAACATAAGAGCCTGAAGTGGTATTAGCCATTTAAACTCCTTACGCGTAATAGGCTGTAAATGAATCTATAGCTGATAATGTTACGTAAGGTGCAGTATCAAACTTAACTCCGTTACCACCAAAATTAAAATTTAAAGTATCATTACTCGTACTTCCACCTTTAAGATGAATTTTAATAACGCCTGCAGCAGAAGTATTGTCGTGAATAGTTATTTCCCCATCTGCTCCCGTTAAGTGTGCATTAATACTTATAATTCTACATGGTCCTAAATCTACAGAAGAACCACCTATGCTTCCTTGTAATTCACCCGTAGATGTTAATTCAATAGAAGCTTTAACATCAGATAATTGTGTACCCATAATTTTCTCCTTAGTAAAGTGCTCCCGGAGGAGCACTTTAAAATTATCTATTAACTACTGAACAAGAAAGTTCCCGCAGTAGCTGTTGTATATTTAGCTAAGTCGGTAGCCACATTCCAAATACCGTCTTCAAAGCATGTGAAATATACATAACAACCAATTGTTACTATATTAGTCGCTGCATTGACAGGTGTATAGGTTAGTTTTGTTTCATCTGCTATAGACGTATCAATAGATGCTACAGCACCAGAAGTAGTTTCAACTTTTGAACCAGTTCTAAAAACATCACTTCCTGCACAATCAAAGCTAAGTGCAGCCACTGATGCGTGAGCTACATCCACTGATTGAAAATGTACTACCACAACTCCTGCTGTCGCAGCCGGTAATGTTACCGCTTGAGCAGCAGCCCCTGTGTAGTTATTAATCGTAATTACATTAGCTGTGTAAGTTAATGTACCTGACGTTGCCACCGCAGTAGCAGTTAGACTTGTAAGATCTGGTTTCATTCCCAGAGTTCTTGCAGTATATGCTCCTGTTGTAGTATTTTTATTGACCTGTTGAAATCCTTTTTCGGATCTAACCGGACCGTTAAACGTTGTTGTTGCCATTTTATAATCCTCCTAGATTACATGGATATCGTCTCTAGGCCGTCGACTATACTCGTCGATATCCAATTAATTAATTGTATAGTGTGATTTTTATACAACAGTTTTAAGTAGAGCGCAAGAGGGCATGTAATGTGGATAAGAATTTTCCAACGATGTAGCTTTTGTTTAAGTAGCTACAGAAACTTGTGGGGCAGCATTAATGATTGCATTTTCTCTATCTGCAATCTTTGATTCCTCGGCTTTGATCTCAGTAATAATGCTTTTAATAGCATTATCAATTTCGACCATATTAAGAGTATATTTACCACTTTGCTCATACTCCAACTGCCACTTCAACTCCAAGGATCGTTTTTGTTTGTACAGGTCTAGTATCATCAACCAACTCCTCGTATGTTATTCTACGGGGCATGTCTCTAAACATTCCCGTCGATTCCCAGTTTATACTCTTTTCTCCAATTTTGTCAAGGATTGAATTTTCAATAGATTCAGCATTATCCTCAGCTAAAATTTTAAATTTAGCGTGATGATCATAAGCCCAAATATTTACTAGGAATTGTCGCATTTTTCCTTTCTATTTAATGATTGTGGCGGAAGTGTGTCGATTGTTAAAATATTTTTTTAAAATTGTCCAATTCAAAAACTTTTGAATTTTGCTGTTTTTGAAAAAAGCATCTACCAGCTTTTCTACCAAGTTGATGACAAAATATAGGGTATTTAAAAGCAGGATTATTTATATAGGCTTCATTGGTATAATTTTTTACTAAATCTATATCTATTTTACTTCCATATGTGTCAAATCCAAAATTTGCACAACCAATATCAAAATCATCTACCATAACATATCCTTTATCTATATTACTCAATTCATCTTTTAATGGATGGTAATTACCCCAATGCGCATCAAGATAAAAAATAATATTAGATTCATGATTTACTTGTTTAATTAAATATTCACTTGATACTTCATGAACATCTACATTTTTATATTTTTCTAATCTCATTTTTGCTAGGTTGACATAGGAATATTCTATATCACATGTGATAATTTTTTTATTAGGATATCTAATTGCTAAAAATTCTGTAGTATCACCAGCATTACAACCTGTCTCAACAATTACATCTATATTATTATGATCTATAACTGTACAAAAGTCATATGCTTTATGAATATCAAAATTAAAAGGTCCTCCACCACCAACTAAGCCCAGACCTAATCTTTGAACGGAATAAAATTGTTTTTGAAATTTCTCTCTATCTATAATCAAATTAACCCTTTTTCATTCTTTCTTAAAAGTTCCATTCTTTCTTAAAATTGTAATTGTGGCGGAACGATGTCCCGCCACAAAAAGTTTGTTAAGTATTACGCTCCAGCTGTTCCGAAGATACCTCTAGGGTCAGACACGCCGAAAACGTATCTTTCTCTAGCTTTGTATCTAACGTTGCCAGTATCGAAATCACCTTCCATCTTAGTAGATAGAGGAGTTCTTTCGAAATGTTTCATACCATTTGGCACATCTGTTTTAATGA